GTAGTAGTGGTCAACGATCTCCTGTCCTGTGACTGCTGTTGCCGAAGCCGCGGTCACTCCCAGCGTCGAACCCGTTATTGCTCCACCTGGTTGGCCTGAGCCCGTCCCGACGAGGCCATACTTGTTCTCAGTCTTGCCCCAGCCGCGTCCGATACGTCGTGACAGCCAGCCGTCGATGTTGAACACTGAATCATCGATAAGCTGGATGTCGATCGGCACATTGTATGTGAACAGATACACAGTTGCCGTCAATTTGTCCAGCGGTTGTACGGTCTGAGTCGTGAACGTATTTGATGCATTGACTGAGGTGATGCCGAACACCTGCGCCGTTGCTTTTTCGATCGGGATGATTGCGGCATTTGAGTTGGCCGGATAGATGGTCGCACCTGCAGCACGAATGATGCTGATAGGATCACGTTTCTCGACGATGACCTTCAGCACTTCCGTCGGTACCGCCTCTTGTCCCTGGTACTGTGTGCTTTCCAGAAGCGGATAATCGGTTTTCATCTCGAATTCGCGCTGACGTATCCATTCTTCGTAAGCATCGCCCGTATGGATCGGGGTTGCATCGTTGGTCTTCACATAGTAGGCGAACGCTTTGAACGCGTCATCGCCCAGTCCCGTCTTGAGGTTGAGATTGGCCGATTTACCCTCGACCTTGCCACCAGCGTTCACGATTTTCCCGCCCTTCAGGGCTGTGAGTTTCTCGGCAACAATCTGTTCGACTGCGGCTTTGATCTGCGCTTCTGCGGCTTCTTTTGCCGCTTTGTCGGCGGCCTCTTTGTTTGCTTTCGCCTGTGCTTCTGCGTCAAGACTTGTCTTGACAGCATCGGCAATGGCTTGGATTTCTTCTGGTTTCACTTTCAGATCCTCCAAAATTGATTTGATTGTTCGTTTGACCCTCACCTGGACATCTGTGTTTGGCACGACACCAGCCCGAGCGGGCTCTCCGGTATTGTCTCCACCTGTTGCATCGTCCAGATCAAAGTCGATTTCATCTTCGATGATTGATTTCACGGTAAGTATTGCTCTGTTTCGTACGTCTGCTGGATTCGGAGTCAATGACGCATCAAGTCCGAGCGGCCAGCGCGTGACTTCATGTGTGCCATTGGCGGCAGATTTCCTCTCCACGAGATGGCCTGCGGTTCCACTGGACCAGCCCAAGAGCGGCGTCACGCTTTCAATCCATTTCTTGTACTTCGTGTTCGTCAGCACCGCGTCGATGAATACTCCCTCTTCGTCCAGTGTCAGCGTAGCCTCTCCCATCTTTTCAGCGTAGCGGACGATTTTCCTCGACCTTCCGGCTTTGAGAGGGAGTGCGTGATGAAAGTACAGCGGTGAGCGGATACTCGTCTTCTCCCCAAACCCATAATCGGTTTTGGCGGTGAAGAAGTCCTTCATCACCGAATCATCTGGCGTGTCGGCAGTCCCGAATGTTATGAGATGACCTTGTAGATGTCCGTCATCAGTCATCTTGACGGATCCGCCGAATGCGAAAAGCATGTCACTGTCAGCCTTGACGGGAATGTACTCAAGCTCAACTTTCTGCCATTTCTCACGCGACTCAAATACAATCGCTCCATCAATGTCTTCAGAATAGCCGACCTCGAACAGTCCGTTCTCTCCGGCATCGACGATCACATGGTCGGCAAAGACTTCGCGGATATACTCATGAGACGACGGAATCTCCATGGGCTTCTCGTGTTGATCGTAGAACGAGTTGCGGATCCGCGAGCTTCGTTCATCCAGACTTTCCTCTTTTTTCGCCGCCTTCGCTTCATCGCGCTTGCATACGACCATCTGCACGCCGTCCGGCATGTCTTCCGTTAGCGTCGCGAAGCCGTCAGAGCATTCGTCGGGGTCGAACTGCCGGAATCTCATCATCTCATCCTCAGCGCCTTCGTCCAGTTTTCCATGCGACATCTCGTACTTTTTGAGCCACTCTTTCGCTTCCTCGACGGTCCATTTGTCTTTGTCAAATAGAACGGTCTGCACGTCTTTCGCCTTGATTGCCGTGCGCTTGACCCCGCGTTTGACCATATCGTCGTAGCACGACGGGCAAATGGCCTTCATCTGCTCGCGTGTGACGCGGCCGACGGTTTTTTCACTGCCTTGTGTATGAGACATCGCTCTTCTCCTTTACCCGTGTCCGATCTTGGGTATGATCTTTGCTGGAATAATTTTGTTATCCTCGCTCGAAGCCCGTAGAGCTTCCGTTACGACGATTTCTTCTGCGAGCTTCAAGATGTTCCGAATATGAACTTTGTCGCTGATGTTCGATTGCAACGTGACACTTCCGGCTACATCGATCTCTATGACGATGCATTGCTTCATGCATTCTCCACGATTTGCGCGAATATGTGTTTGATATCCGCTTCACTGCGCGCCTCAACGAGGAGCTTCCCCACGTGCGTCTTGAATGCATCCGGCAACAGCATACTTTCAAACTCTACTGCCGCCGGTTTGCCCTCACGCAGACGAGAGATCGCTTTTCTCTGCCAGCGTTCCATCTCCGCTTTCACCATCGCAACCTGCCCGTTCGTTGGTTTCGGTATTTCGATGGGTTTCGCGAGCTTCCTCTGTTTCGACAGTTCCAATTCGGGTTGAAACTCATCCGGTACTTGCACACCCAAAATCGCAGTTGCCGCCGCAAGCGAGAATCCGGCATTGACGTATTGCAAAACCGCCGATGCTCGCTCCTCTTCATTCTCCTGCATCTCCGGCATTTCCTCAACGGCAAAATCAACTGAATATCCATACGGCTTGAGGAGTTCATTGAGTTTGAGCTGGTGATATCCAGCCCGCGCCGCAATCGTGTCGTTCACGAAGGATTCGCGTTCTGTATCTGAGATCGCCTTGGTTTTCGCCTGTCCACGAATCATTGAAGTCGGGATGTCAAAAGCGTCGCATACCGCTTCAATGCTGTGAGCATCGAGCGCCTTGATGTCAAACGATTTGATCTCGGGTGTGAGGGTTTTGATTTCGGTCTGTTCGTTCACGGCAAGAACGCGAAATGCTCTGGTAATACCTGAAATTGCACGCTTGAAAAAATCCTCTATTCGTGTCCGTTCTGCTTCTTTCGTTTCTTTCGGTACCGTCACCATCGTGATCGGCATCGCCCCGCCCTTGAAAAACTGCTTCAAGAATCGTGAGATATTGTACGTCGTCTCACCATCCATCAACGCCACGCTCGCAGCACTCGTGCCCGATCCCGTATCCGACAACACGCTAAACTCGCGCGTATAGTAGACTTCGTCTTGTGTCCAGAAGTCCCGGCCGCGTGGGAATCGTTGGCCTTCGATATTCTGCCAGAACATCCTTTGCCAGCGTCCCGAGGCATCAAGTCGTTCCTTCACCGTCACGGTAAACGGATTCAGCCACTGGATTCCTACATCGTAACCGTCATCTGTGTTCAGAATCACTGACACCGATTTGCCATCAAGAAGAAGTGCGGCCTCCGTCAGCCAAACCAAACTTTGCAATGGAGTCGAATCCTCAAATGGATAGTGCTCGACTTCTTTTCCGTTCTCGAACACATGAATCGGAACGCGTGCGAGAGTATTGCATCTTAGTCGTACGCACCGGAATATCAAAGGAATGCGCGAGAACCCTTCTGGAACATTCCGTACACGCTCACGCCCACCATCATCCATGAGTTCTTGAAGTGCCCACGGAGAAGTAAGGACGGCTTTCACCGAACCCAAATCAATTGTTCTGTTCATATCTCGAAAACCACCTTTAGTCCTTGATCCACAGTCAGTAACCCACAGCGTATTGCATTGCCGTAAACCGCCGCATCAGCCTTGTCCGGCGATCGGCCAAGCCGCTTTTTGATTTCATCTTTTGATTCCACGCACACGCGTCCTTTACTGTCAATTCCGTATTTCGGCGTCGTCAGTTCCTCTTTGAGTTCCTCGTCATACATTAGGGAGATATTGCCTTCCTCAAGATCCGTTCGCATCTGCCACCACATCTGTGATCGGAGGTTGTTAAATGTGATCGTTTCCTCAAAGCGCTCGATTGGTTTGGCTGCGGAATTCACTTCGATCACTGCAACGCCGGCATCCTTCAACTCATCAACCACACCAGCACCGATTCCGATAACATCGACCCCGACTTTATCAATGCCGTGTTTCCGGATCACATGTTGCACGAGCCCACTTACATCTGTCGTGCGCATATCATTGCCGACCTCGAATTCCGCGAGATGATTGCCTCTCCAGTGTGCAAGCACCGTACTGTCATCGCCAAATCTCGCCACGTCAACTCCGAGAATGCGTTCACCATCTACGGAAGGTGGTTTGAGATTCGCGTTCTCAACCCATGCCAGATGAATCAGCGTGTCTTCGCCGACTTCCGCAAACTCCCCGAGCACGCGCGCCTTCCAAAGCGCGGA